GCGCGTCGTAGTAGTCGGACTCGTCGCGCCCGGCGGCGATCATGCAATTCACCCAGAACGCGCGCCCCGCATCGCCGTCGTCGTTGCACCAGATCTCCTGAAGGGCATTGCCCCACAGCGTGTCGGAGATGATCGACGTCGCGGTGACCGTGCTGCGGCCGAAGCCCCACAGGCCGGTCGAGTTGTCCTTGATCACGACGCCCTGCGGCTCGGCCGGATGGCCACCGAAGTACTTCGTCATGCCGTGCGTCTGGCAGCCGTTGGTCGAGTCGAAGTAGTAGTCGCACGTGGTCGCATCGCCGCCGCTGCCGTGCGCCGCGTACGGACAATTGACGCCGTCGTTGAATGTCTTCCAGCACTGCCGCGAGATGGTCCGCACCGGGTACATCTGCGTGATCTGGTACAGCCCGTCGCTGCACTGCACGGTGAACTGTGAGCTGCCGTCGGCGACGAAGCTGATCACGAAGCCGGACCACAACTGGAGCACGATGCCGGAGTTGACGTGGTAGAGCGACAGGTCGATCTGCGCGTACTTCAGGTCGGTGTCGTTCGCCAACTGCGTCATCACGCGGTCGGCGTTGCCAAAGGTGAACTGGACGTTGTCGGCGGTACCTTTGATGTCCTGGCTGATGATGACGTCGGAGCCTGTCTCGCCAATGCCAAGCACGCGCGGCAGGTAGAGTTGGCCGCCGACGGTGACGCGGCGATCGGAGAGATAGATGTCTGGGACCGCGGATTCGCGCACGCGGATGTGGACGAGCGGGATGATCTGCTGGACCTGGGAGAGAAGTGCCGATTGCAGCGCTGCTGACGGGAACCGCAGGCACGTGCTGTTCACCGTGTAGCTGGGCGCGGCGGTCGGATCGGGAACTTCGATGAAGCTGAATCCGGTCTGGCAGGCGTTGGCGAGGTACTGGATCGCGAGCGGAGCGTACTCCCAGGTGACCTTGGTGGGTGTGGTGCTCTGGTCGGGATTCGGGACGTTGTAGGTGAACGACTTCCAAGCGCCCTGCAGGCTCTCCCAGAAAGAGACCAGCGACGCGCGATCGCGCATGCTGAGGTGCTGGCGGCGGAAGGCGAACTTGCGCGGACCGAGGCCGACGGCGTATCGCTGCTCGGCTTTCGCGTCGAGCTCTCCGAACTGGTGGACGACGACAGGCCAATCCTGGCTGAACCCGTAGCCGAAGTCGCTGGTCAACGGGAAGGTCAGGCCCGAATCGACAAGCGCGGGCACACTGATGCGGCCGATGGTGTCGGACATGAGCGTTGGATCAGGCCACTTCGACGAGTTCGATCTGCGGCACGTCCGTGCGGAGCATGTTGGTGGTCTGCGACCAGTTGCCGCGGAACACAACGGTGTACCGCCCCAGGGGCGAGTTGCCGGTGGAATCGTAGGCGCCTTCGATCAGGTTGTAGAAGATGAACGGGACCACTCCGCCCTGCTGGTTGTCCCAGAACGACTTGAGCGCGACCACGCGCGCCGCGGTCAAACGCTGGGCCAGCTTGAACGTCTTCCGCGAGGTCTGCGCAAGTTGCGAGCGTTCGGTGGTGCCGTCGTGATACTGGGCCTGAAGCTGGGCGAACTCGCGCGACTCCGAGAATGTCGTACAGAGCGCGCAGGGCATCACGCCGCTCGGCATGGCAGTCTGGACGTTGCTGGGCATTGATCGCTGGAGCTGCGAATACCGTTAAGATGGCCTTGCATGGAGATTTCGGCGGTTTTTGAAACGTGGCATCTCGGAGATGGCAATTACCCGCCTCTGCACAAGGGCCAGCTTGTCAATCTGTCGTTCGAGATCGAGCCAGACACATTGAATCGTGCCGAAGAGAATGAACCACGGCGATTCCATCACTGCGGGTTCGCCGAATACGAATTCGCAGGTTCAGTGCTTCGCTTGTACCGAGAAGACGAGTCTACCCAACTGGCGGTGATTGAGACCGATGAGCTACGGTTTTACATCGCGTCACCACTCACACAGTGCTTGCGCTGTGGGGACTATGTGAGTGGACGCGGCACACTATCCCTCGATCACTATCTGTGGGTTGAGTTCCTGGACGAATACCCCAACGCGCCTGATCTGTTTTACAGCCTGCGTGTGACAGACATCTGCCGAGCACACATTCCCGAGCGTTTCATCGTGCGGTCCGGGCAGAGCTTATCCTACCCGACACGTGTAGCACCTGACGACTACGGCCCCGACGACGTCACCTATGTTGAAGCCATTACGGACGAAGAGTTCGTGACCTTCATTGTCCAATTCTCGGATGCGGAGCTCCCATCGGAACCTATACCGCGAACGTTTCTCTGATCCGGCCCGGCCTAACCGACAAAACGCGTCACGCCACCACCAGCCCCGGCTGCTGGATGACCGCCGAGTTCTGCAGCCGCCCATTGCTGCCGGCCGCTGCGCTCGACCATTGCGCCTGAACGAACTCCGGCGTCACGACTTGGCCGGCGACGAACTGTGCTGCGCCTTGCCCCTGGACATTCACCTGGAGCATCATCGGGCCAGACGTCGGATACGTGCCGGTGGCGTACCCGCCCATGACGGGCAGATTGCTTTGGAATGTGTACGGCGAGCCATTCACATACGTCGCCTGCTGATACAGCTTGCCGCCCATCTCCGCGAGGCTGGCGGACTGCGGCGTCGTGGCCGATAGGGGCATCTTCTGGCTGGTGGCCTCCGAGTAGAGCATCAGCATCTTCCGCACGTCCGGGTCGCGCACCGCGATGCTCACGTGGCCGGCGTACTTCTGTTGCGCGATCCCGGCGATCTGCCGGGCCATCGAGTTGTCGATGTTGATCGAGTAGAGCTGCTTGACCAGGCGCTTGGCCTCGTTCTCCGGGGACTCCACGCCGAACAGCTTTTCGCCGACACCCGCCAGAAAGCCTGCGCCTGCGCCGATCGCCGCGCCCAGCGGTCCGCCGATCTGCTCTCCGATGAGCGCGCCGCCGGCGGTGCTCTGCGCGATTCCGCCCCACGTGCCGCGGCTCCCACCGAACAGGCCGTTCATCGCCAGCATCATGCCAGCCGGTCCAGCGGCGGGTGACTTCGCAACGGCCTGGATACCGCCGCCGAGACCGCCTCCGGAGGCATCCCACGCCTGCTGGTTCCAGACCGTCCCCTTCAGGTTGGCCAGCGTCTTCGAGAAACCGGCCTTCGTGAACAGGCTGTAGATGCCCGAAGTGCCGCCACGCTGGTTGGCGCCGAGGATCGTCCCCAGCGGGTTCATCGAGGCGCCGGCGTGCATTGCCGGCAGATTGAGAATGTCCGCAGGCGAGGCTCCGACAGACGGCGCGCCCGCCGCGCCGGACGTTACCGGAATGGAGATCGGCGCGCCGGCGCCGACACCACCGGAGGCGCTACCGGTTGAAGCGGGCATCGAGATCGCCGGAAGCGAGATCCCGCCGGAGACACCGCTCGGAGCGGCGATCGCGGGCGCGCTCAGGCCCATGACTGCCGCCATCATTGCCGTCAGGGACGCGATCGCGACGGAGTTCTGCACCGTCACGGCCGTGTTCAGGTCGGTCGCTGCTTTCATCGGGTTCTGATTAGCGCCGCCGAAGATCCCGTTGAAGATTCCACCAATGCCGGAGACGAGCGGCTGAATGGCCTTCGCGACCAGCCCGCCGAGCCCTTCCGTGATCGGCTTCAGCATCGCTTCTTTTAGCGTGCTGCCGAGTTGCTTGCCGAAGTCATGAGGCTTCGTGAACAGCGTGTGGAACAGGCCCGAGGCTTTGTTCTGGATCTCGTCCATCTCACGCTTCTGGATCTCCAGGAGTTTGATCACCCGATCCTGATGAGCATCGTCGACCTGCCGCTGCAACTCGTCTTCGGCCTTCAGTCCCTCGATCTTGAGCCGGTTGAGTTCGGCCTCGCGCTGGCGCTGCTCTTCTGGAGTGCCGCCGGGCAGCTTCCTTGCCTCGATGGTCTGGCCGGTGATCTGCGCAATGGCCTGATCGTGCTGCATCTGCGCGGCCGCGATACGCAGTTGCTCGACGGTCAGTGCTGTCCCGACTTGGCCGCCAGCGGTTTTCAAGCCGAGTGCCTCGGCGATCTTGATCTGTCGCTGCACCACGTCGCGCTCCCGGCGTTCCTGCTCGGTGGCTACGGCGTCGCCGAGCCTGCGAGCATTGTCGTAGTTGGCGCGGGCGGTCTTGGACTCTTCGTCCCGTTGCTGCCGCGCCAAGTCGATCAACTCAACCCGCTTCTTCGTCTCTGCATCAAGAGCCGACAACGCGAAGGCCTTCGTCGCCTCGATCTGGGCGCGTTGAATCTCGCCGTTCGTGGCGTTGGCGTCGCGCAGTTCCCGGACATGCTGGGCGGCAAGGTCGAACTGCTTTTGTGCGAGCGCCATCGCCGCGTCGTACTCGGCATTGATGTCCGCCTCGCCGAAGGTCACGCCGCTCGCCTTGCGATTGGCCTGGAAGATCGCGTAGTTCGCTCGAATGCGCGCCTCGCCGAGAGGCGCGTCTGCGCCGAATTGAGCGCTGGAAGTCTTCCGTTGCTCTTCCTTTTCGAAGCGGGCGATCTCGGCGTCGCGGATTTGGCCGGCGAGCTTCGCATTGACGGCGTTGAGCTCGCCTTCTTCCTTCAAGTGCCGCAAGCGCTCGAGGTGAGCGGCATTGATGCGGGCCAGCCCATTCAACTCGCCTTCCTGGGCGCGGGCCACCTGCTGGCGTAGCTCCTCCGTGACGCCGGTCGATTTCGCGATCGTCTTGGCGCGCTCTTCCTGGCCCGTCAGCGCGGTGTTCTTCTGTTCGAGCTTGTAGCTGTCGCTCAGTAGATCAATCTCGTGCCCGAGCGCGCGCAGAGTTTCGAGCCTCGGCGCCTGATCGGCCAGCATGTCTTCAAAGTGAAGGCCGGGGGGCAGCTTGCCGCCGCCGGTCATCGCGCCACGGATCTGTTCGTAACTGACGCCTTCGAAACCCTTGCCTTGCTGATATGCCTGCGCGAATTCAGCTTGGCGGATCATGCCGGCCACTGACGCGCGATAGCGGCCGAGCACCTGCGTCGGATCGCCGCCGCTGGAGGTGACCTTGTACAGGTCGCCGATCATTCCGCCGTAGCCGGACTTGCCCTGGATGAGCTTGACCACATCGTCGATGCCCGATTGGCCGCCGACGATGTTGGCGAACATGCCCGGCGCGTTCTTGATGGCGACGTCGGCGAACGAGCGCAGCGCCTTGTCCATCTTCTCGGCGAGACGATCGGCTGCCACAGCCGCTTCGTCGATAGCGAGCTTCAGGTTGTTCTGAGGCTTGTGCTCAAGCTTCGCAATCGAGTTCTCCAGCCGGTCGTTGGTGACGCGCAACTCGTCGTTGGCTGTCTTCGTAGCACCGGTCAGACGCGCGAATTGCGCCTCGATGCGCTCGGGCGCTTCCCGAAGTTCTTCGAGCTTTTCGCGGAACTCGGCAACCTTCTTGATCGCTTCAAAAATGACGCCGATCAACGCGACCACGGCGATCCCGCTGAAGGCCGCGCTCAACGCCGCGCCGACGCCAGGCATCGACGAGATGAAGCCGCGGATGTGGCGCGGGATGTGAACACCGATCTCCTCGCCCATCAGTGCCAGCGACGCCTTCGACTCGCGTGCCTCGGCGCCGAGTTGTTTGATCTCGGAGCCGCCCGACTTGCCGGCGGCCTCGATCATCTTGTTGTAGGCCGCCGTGACGCGATCGATCATCCCCTGCTCGTCGCCGAGTTTTTTGATGTACCGATCGCGGTCTGCGATGAGGCGTTCGACTTCCGTCTTCCCGTAGGCGGCGGCTTGCTTCTCGATGGACTGGGTGAGCCGCTCCATCGAACTGCGGGAGCGGTCGTTCACCTTGATCAGCATCTCGGACATGCGCTCGACCGAGCGCTGCATCCGCTCGCCGGCGCCAACCGTGCCCTTTTCCCAGCCCTCGACGGCAGTATTCGCCTGTTTGATGGCAGCCAGCACGCTGCGCGGGTCGATTTCGAGGACAATGGATTCCTGGTCGGGCATTGAAGTTCTACGGAATGGCGGGCAGTATCAGTAGGCCGTACCAACCTTTTGATGGGGTGCTCTCTTACTGTCGTCTCGACCTTTGCTTCTCAGCGCGCTGTTTCGTCCAGCTAGCCACTAGGTCTAGCCCTTGAGACCATTGGGGGAAACTATGACGGTTCGCAACCCTGTCGTTTGCATCTCGTGCAATTCGAAAATCATCACGCGCACCCAGATTGGCCACAAGGACATACAGAAGCACTCGTTCCCCTGCCCGACCTGCGGTGTCGTTATCACTTTCATCCTTGATCTCGATCAGGACAGGGGGGGCGTGAAATTCCGTACCCCTGAGAACGGGGAATGGGCGAATGACGAAGACGGTGCCGTCGAAACCCTGACCTTCAGCGACGAGACCGTTGTGCCAGCGAGCATGCCGGACTTCATTAGCCCCCACATCGCAACGTGGGGCCGCTACGACTGGGAGAAGTGCCGCGAAGACGAAGGCCTACGCCAGTTATTCGTGCGCAAGACCTTCCAATATGCAGAACGCTGCCGGGTTCATTACGAGCGTGCCAACTGGGATCTATTTGACAGTGAATCACCTTCGAACCATGAAGGGCCCGTCACCCCGAAAAGCCGACTGATTGACCTGTACAACTTCTACACGGCCGGGTTTTCGAAGTTTACCCTTATTCCGCACGGTAGGTACGACCGTATCTACCAACGCCTAACCTATGCTAAGACCCTCGATCAATCCCTCGTGAACGAGCTCGCGGAACGCTACCTTGTCTCAGGCCGGATCGTTTCACTCTGGAAGGAGATCTTCTCGATCCGCAATTCTTTCGTCAATTGTTATAACTTCGTCCAGCCCTTAATCACGGTCAGATACTGGAAAGAAGAATATCGAGAGCCTGTCGCTCTGTCCGACAAGCACTTCAACGAGCTACGCCAGCTTTACATTGACTGTTTCGAGACGCTATTCCGTCTGCTTGTGCTCGCAATGGGCTTCGAGGTGATCATCCACCACCGCAAGCTGGAAATCCCGACCAAGAAGGGATCGATAACGCTTGAGCAGTTCGAGCAGATGCCCAACGCTGGCAAGCGAGATCACATTGCCAAGTTTCCTATCGGGGATCTATTCATGCCAGTGCTCGACACCGACTTTCGCAACGGCATTGGACACCATGCCGCTCATTACGAGCAGGAGCATGACGTTATTGCTATCTTCGATACAAAGGACGCCGGCACGATAAGCCGTGTCATTGGCTACACCGACTTCTGTGAAAAGGTGCTTGATCTGTTTGCCGTTTTTGAACTGGCGGCCATGTATCATCACGACATTCACATTTACCTCGGTGGGCGTTTTGTTTGATTCCCTGCATCAAGCCGCTCTCTTCACTCGAATGGCCCGCGCCTGTCGAAGTAGAGCCAGGACTGCCGCGTTGAGCGCGCTACGGTCCTTGGGCGAGACTCCGAACTGCTTCTCGCGCAGATTGTTCGCATGGGCAATGCGATCGGCGTTCGGATTAACGAAGCCGATCACGGCCTGATTCTCGTTGACACTCTTCACCTTGAGCGACCGCAGGGTGCGGCCGGTCCACACCCAGTCGCGGACGGGCATCAGACCGTGCGAGGCCTTGTAGTCGGGATAGCCCCGGCGTCCGTTGCGGCCCGGCTTCAGCGCCTTGGCCGGAGCATCGTTCACGTTGAGGGCCTTCCTGATGCGCGTGGAGATACTGTCCACCAGGACGCCGCCGAGGGTCTGCATGTCCTCGGCGGTGAACGGCCCCAGCACGAAACGGGCGCGCGTGATTCGGGCTTGGAAAGGCATGGGGCGTCTCTTCTTTACGCGCACAACGGACTGCCGCCTGTGCGCTTTTGCATCTGCTCCCGCTGGTAACGCTCGCGCTCTTCCTTGAGGATCTGGAGCCCGCGGACCTCTTCGGCGGTGACATCGCTCCAGGGAATGCTGAAGTGCGCCGCATCGAACTCCAACTCCAGCACCCGTTCAAAGAGGCGGCCGGCGTGGGAATGCGTGCGGGCGTAGTCGAGGTCGTCGAGCTTGCAGTGCGCGCAGCGGTTGACGGTGAACTGCCAACCGCCGCACTGCGGGCAGGCGCCTGGAGCGTTGGTGTCGTCCACCGTGCGCGCCAATCCGCACTTGCCGCAGGTGACGTCGTTCGCGTCCGGGCAGCCGCGCGGACCGTCGGCGCCGCCATCGCACAAATCGGCCGCATGCACCGAACGGTAGATGAGCAGCCGGAGAGGGACCGGAGCGGGCCACTCATCCGGAGCTAGGAGTTTGGGTCAAGCGCCGGATCGAGGTCGTCGATGGCCTGCACCAACTCCACAACAACCGCCGACTTGTGATGCGGTGGGACGTCGGCCGGTTTGATCGACGCGGCGTAGCCTTCGATCTTGGTCACCACCGAGTCGTACAGGTCGACGGCAGGCTCAATGCGGTAGCGCAGTTCCTCCTGGCCGTGCGGCAGATCGGTCGAGGAGACGACGGTGCGGCGGTAGACGGTGATGTCGCGCTGCGTCGGGATCTTCACCATGTGGACGGTCTCGCCAAACGGCGTCCGGAGCGTGACGCGGTATTCGTCGCCGGCGCGCTGGCAGTCGGTCACTTCGCAGAAGGAAAGCTTCGAGATTGCGTTGCCAGCCTCGAACTCGTCGAACTCGGCGCCGTCCTCGTCGAGCCGGATCTTACTAAATAGGTCCAGGTCGGCCTTGAGGTTCGGCACGAACTCGGTCTGCGACTTCCGGCGGCCGATCGTGCGCCGAATGGATCGCTGCTGATCGAGCCGCTCCAGCATCTCTTCGTTCGTGGGCAGACGCAGTTGCGCGGTCTTCGGTGGGTTGGGCACGCGGATCGTGATGCCCGCGGCGGGGATGTCTCCGTACATGATCTTCTCCTGTTCTACTGGGCGATGCCGGACACGCCACACAGCGTGGTCACGGACATCACGGTGTTCTGGGTGTTGCTGTACTGCGGCGCGCCGGTGACGGTCACCGCGACGATGCCGTCGGCCTCGGCGTTCTCGGCCACCTGAAAAGCCATCTGCGGGAAGTTGAACGTCACCGAGTTGTTCACGTCGTGCTGGACGCTGAGCGCCGCCGTGCCGGTGGTCTGATTGATGAGCGTGTTGTACTCGGGCGAGCCGGCCAGCAGCCGCGCGGTGAACTGGAACGAGGGCACTCGGGCGCCGATCTCCATGCGGCCGCGCACCTGCAGACCGTTCTGCAAGCCCGAGCCCGGATAGAAGCCCGCGTTAAGCAGGAGGTTGTTCTTCCAACCGACCGAGCCGGACAGAATGCGCCGTGTCGCCACGTAGTCGACGCCGTTCACCGAGAGCGACATCGACGCCGCAAGCATGTTGTTCTCGGTGGTGAGCGCGGGGATGGTAATGCCGCTGGGCGTGGTCACCACGCCGGAGCCGACCCAGTTCACGGTCATCTTCGACGACGCGCGGCCAGGACCGTAGTTGAACTGGTAGTTGAAGTCCTCGACCGCGCAACCGACGTACAGGTTGTCGATCGCGTTGCCGCCACCTTCGGCCACCTGCTCGACGAGGGAAAAGTACGGCAGCTCCAGCGTGACGCCAGGATTGATCGGCGTGATCGTGTAGGTGTACGGCACCGCCGAGCCGACCTGCGCAACGTTGCCGAGAGCGTACGCCACGGCCCATGTGACAAACTCGGCGCTGGCGTACTTCTCCAGCCGGTTGGCGATCTCGTAGTGGGACGGGAACGTCTGCGTGATGAACTCGTGCCCCTTGCCGATCTCGGCCGCGTCGTTTTCAAACACCGGCTTCGGCGTGGTCAAACTGGTGTCGAGCTTCTTGAAACGCAGGAACGCAGCCCCGGCGGTGCTGATGTTGGTCTGCTTGCCTTTGCCAAGGCCCATGATGAGCTGCTGAACTCTTGCGGGCATTACTCGTTCACCTCCCTGATCTGCTCATACCCGAGCCCCAGCCACGGCACGAGTTTCTCTGGTGTCGCTTCGACTTCCTGAATGTCGCCGGTGTGCGGGTGGCGCAGGCGCACGGTCTCGCGCACGGGCGCGTTCTCTTGTTCGTCCATCAGTTGTCTCCGATCTCGGGAATGATGAAGAGCCCCTTGAAGCGGTCGATCAGGTCTTCATCGAGTTCGTGATCGATGCTCGGCGTGTCCATGATGTCCAGGCCGGGGTAGAGCTGCAGATAGCGAATGTTGGGCCCGCTGCCGCCAGGCGGGCAGTTGCAGGTGATCCACCACAGGTCTTCGTAACCGACCGGTTCGGCCACGCCGGCCGCATTGCCCATCCGGTAGTAGACGCCCCAACGGTGCTTCCAAATAGTCTGCCCGTCGAAGCTGCCGCCCTTGGTGCCTTCCCAGACGATGAGCATCGACGGCGCGGGCATCTTGTAGATGGCCTCCGCCAGTCGGTGCTCTTGGCCCAGGCGGTAGTGGAAGGCAGTAATGCGTCCGCCCATCGCGGCATAGAGTTCGGGGATGGACAGGAGCACGCTCGCGATCGCGTCGGTGATGAGAGTGGGATTGAGCATGCAGCCCAGGCCCTATAGGCTGTGAGTTGGTTTACGCTGCTTACGTAGAGCTGGCTATGTATCGTCGCGCGTGAGTGATTGCTGGCGCTGGAGTCCGTGAAGGAGCCCATCAAGGATCTCAACTAGAACTTCTTCTTCCGCGACAAAGCGGTTGGCGTAGTGCATCACCGGAATAATCGCGACTTGCCCGCTACAAGGGTACCGTCTCAAGAATCGCTGGGCCTTTTCTCCGAACACAATCAGGGCAGGCGGGTTAATAAGGTCCAGTTCTCGCCGCAAGACGTCAATGTGCCACTGTAGGTTCGCAGGGAGCGCGTGGTCGTCCTCGACCGGACTTCGAAGCTTGATGCAATCTGTGAGATGGGCTTCTCCGAGACGGAATCTCGTGAGCGTCCCATACAGCCGTCTTCTACCAGGATCGCCCACAGGCCATGGGTTTGTTGACGGACGATAGCTAACGAGGACCAACGGTCCGACTCCATCAAAACCACGAACTGAGCCATCTTCGGATGGTGGATAGAGCCAGTTCAACGGATCAACGCGTTCGATCTCTTCACGGAGCAGCTTGAGCCGTTCGCGCATGTTTGTTAGTTTCGCATGACGAAGGCTTTACTACTCGGCCCTCAGTTTCAGGACGGCGCCGCCTTCCGCATCCACGTCCACATCGACCACGTCGTAGACGATCGCGTTGATCGTGATCGTGTCGCCATGCCGTGGCGGCGGCGTGACCGCGGCGAAGCGCACGAAGAGCCGGACGACCGATGTGCCTTGCACGCTGCCGGGCATATAGTCTTCGCCCATCGCCGGATGCTGGATGATGCCGGTGAGGCGCTGCGCAGCGGAGCCATCCTGCGGCGTGAACGTGATTGCTGTCCCGAAGGTGGCGAGGCACGCCGCGTCCAGCGTGTTGACGAGATCTGACCAGGCCATCGGTTATCCAGCGGGGTAGGTGTAGGAAGGCTTGTTCCAGTAAGAGACGATCAGCCCCTCGCCGGCGACAGCCGCGTCGATCCAGTAATCAGCGAGATCAAGGGTGTCGGCATCGGTGCTGGACCACACCTCGTAGGAGTCGTCGACACCGCCGGACTGGTTGGGCCAAAGCTCTTTGATCACGCCGACGAGCGTCGTCTTGTTCAAGGCTGACGTGCCGAGATACATCTTGCCCGTGAGTCCGGCCACGACCTGCACGCGGATGCGGCAGCACGGCGTGCGCGTCGCCGCGAGACGAACGGGCGTGCCCGGCGTCGCGACGTTCACACGGCCCAACGATGCGGGCGTCATGGCGTCGCCCTCACAGCCAGGCCAGCACGTCGAAGTGCTTCGCGCTGGTGACAGTTACGACGACGTTGGTCGACGTGTGCGCGCCGTACGTCACGGTGCCGCCGTCGGTGGGAACGCACATCACGCCGGCAGGCACGGCACCGAGTCCGTGGGCAATGCTCTGGCTCGCGCCGGTGCCCACCTGCTGGCTCGCGAAGAACTGCTTTTGCAGCGACGGGTAAATGCCCTTGAGCTTTGGGTGCGGCCCGTTGCTCTGGAACTCCGGCGCGTTGATCGGTAGCTTCTTAACTTCGACCATGCGGTTTCTCCTTCTTCTGCTTGGCGGGCGCGGCGGCCTTCGGCTCCTCCACCGGACCTGGCTGACGCCCCGACTTCGCCATCGTCACTTCCAACTCCGGCCCCGTCCCCACTCGCCGTTGCTGGTACATCTGCCGCGCGCGCATCATTTGGAACTTGTCGTTCGGGTCCGGAGCGGGATACAAATCGCCCACGCTGGGCGGCGTGAAACCGCCCGCCAGCGGGCGCAGCACGAACAACGGCGGCACGCCGTTCCGGATTAGCTGCGCCCATTCAGGTCTGCGATAGAACATGGCTACACCGCCGAGATGACATTGTTGAAGAAGAAGCCGCAGTCCTTCGAGATGACCCGCATGTCGAAGGCGGCGTCGATCTCGACACGGTCGCTGGCGAGGTGCTCCATGCGGAACGTCTTGATCCGCACGCCGGCGCCGCCAGTGGAGCCGATGAGGCCGGTCCAGTTGAAGGTGTAACCCGCGCTCGGCGTCATCAGACCCGGATTGCGGGGACGGTAGAAGAGCGCGGCGGAAAGTCCGCCGATGAAGGTCGTCGCCTCGGTGGCGCCTTCGGCTGCCGCGTTGTACACCGCGTCGACGACCAGCACCTCTTCGAGTTCGAGGATCTCGGCCATGATGCGGCGCGTGGCCATCGCCGGGTTCGGCGCGGTCTGGCCGTACTTCACGCGGTCAACGAAGTCGGGATGGTCGACCAGCTTGTCGAAGACCGGGCGCGAGAAGACGCCGATGTTCGGCACGAAGCCGCCGGAGTTCAACCGCGCCTGCGTCTTCGCATGGCGGATGTCCACGATCGGCTGCGCGGTGGCATAGTCCCAGTACGCGACGTGGGTGCTGTCCGCGGCCGCCTGGCCGCCCACTTCGCCCGTCCAGATGCCGGTCTTGAAGTACTGCGACACCCACTGCGCCTCGCGGCGGATGAGCGCCTTGTTGGTCAGAAAGATGGTGGCGTCGCGATCGGGCGCGAGCGGCGAATCGCTATTGGCGCGGATCTGATCGTCGACATCTTTGTGCAGCGCCCAGACGTCGCAGTTGTACGTGCCCGTGGAATCGAGCCCGTAGCCAGTACCGGCCGACTCGGTCGCGAGTGCGCGCTTCTGCATCTCGTCGCGATTGAAGTCGGCGCGCTTGTAGGTGTAGTAGAGGTCGCTTTTGTTTTCGACCGGAATGCCGGGGAAGGCACGATCGGCGACAAACTCGACGCCGGCCGCCTCCTGGCTGTAGGCCACGGAGATGTTCGTCAGCGGGCGGTTCACATGGACATCGCCCAAAGTCGGTTGACGCATTTAGATGATTCTCCTTTTCGTGAATTGAGCGATTACAGCTTGCCCTTCTGCTGAATCAGCGCAGGGATGATGGTGCCCGCCGCGCCGCTCGCGAGCGCGCGCCCGAGGATCTTGTTGCCGGTGGTCGCGGTGACAGCCTTGCCGGTGGCGTCCGTCGCGAGCAGATCGCCGGCGGTGACGCCTGCGGTGCCGACCACCAGTTTGCTGATGCCGAGAATGCCGACCTCGCCGTAGACGCCGGCGCCGTTCGGCTTGTCCTGCAGGATGCCCTCGGCCTCGCCGCCCGCCGCCGGCAACGCGAGCTGCCCGCTGGCATTTACCACGACGAAGCAGAACTGAGCCGCGCTCAGATCCGCGCTGGCCGGCGCGCCAATCGTACGAAGAGTCTGTTCATAAGCCATCGTTGATTTCTCCTGTGTCTGCGGTTGCTACTGCGCGAGGCGAACGCCCGCCGCTTCGAGCGTGGCGATGAGCCCCTTGGCGTTGTGCTGAGCGCGGAACGCCGCATACGCCTCCGGATGTTCTTCGAGCATCTGTGCATACGCGCGCTCTTTCGTCACCCTGGTGGCAGTGCCGGAGACATACAGCCCGGGCGTGGCTTGACCACGGTTCTGGCGCGCCAGCGCGACCGACTGCGCCTCGAGTTCCTGAACGCCGCCGGAGCCCGCGTTCGGATTCACGTGCGAACTGATCATGTGCTTCTCGCTTTCCGCGACGCGGGCGTTGGTCAGAGCCTCGCTGACCTCCGCGACGCTCATGGACTCACCACGCGCGTTCTTCCGCATCAGGAACTCGGCGGCCTTCTCTGGGCAGCCGGCCATTTTGCAGAGCGCTGCGATGGCCTGGATGTCGGCTTCCGCGCGCATGCCCTTCAACGGCGCGCCGGAAATGGGCACGACAGCGGCGGCGGCCTTCTTGGCCTCTTCCTGGTCGTCGTCCTCGTCGTCATCTTCGTTGTCGGGAGCGGCAGGCTTCTTGCCTTCGCGCTCCTTGGCGTCGTCCTTCTTGGACTTCTTGTCGTCAGCCTTGTCCTCGCCATCTTTCTTCGCGGCGAGGGCTTGCACTTCCTCGGTCATATGCTCTCCTTCGTTTGGAATTGCGGCAGTCGCCGCGAGACTCTTTGTCCTGATGCCTGCAACTTTCGTGATCGCTGCCAGAGCGTCATCGAGCGTGCCCACCTCGTCGGCGAGCAGAGGCAGCGCGTTCTCCGCCCACAGCAGGCCGGCCTGCGTTCCTGTGATCGCCTTCGTCGAAGCCTTGCGATTGCGCGCGACGGTTTCGACGAAGATCCCGTACTCGCGATCTACTTCGGCCTGGATGTCGCCCTTCGCGCTTTCGCTCAACGGCTCGTGCGGATTCCCGTCCACCTTCTTGTCGCCTGCGAAGACGAACGTGTACTTCGCGCCGACCTCTTTGTCGAACTCCGATTGGTCCACGTGCAGCGCGTACACCCCGATGGAGCCGACCGCGCCGGTCCGTGTCACGAACACCCGGCTGGCTGAACTCGCAATCGCATAGGCAGCCGACAGTGCGATATCGTTCGCCGCCGCGTAGACGGGCTTCACACCGCGGATCGAGTAGATGTAATCGGCAAGCTCGAAGCAGCCCGTCGTCTCGCCACCGGGCGAATCGACGTCGAGCAGAATGGCGCGGATGCTCGCGTCGTCCACCGCACGAGCCACCTGGCGTTGGATCTGCTCGTAGGATGTCGCGCCGCTCCACGCCGACAGGAACGACTCTTTCTTGAGCAGCGTCCCTTGCACCGGTACGACAGCGACGCCATCCAGCACGGCGTAGTCGCGTTCGTCTCCGGCGTCCGAATAGCGGGCCATCAGTGTGGCCGTCGCATCCAGCGGCACACGGCGCGCGAGCACTGCGTCGGGATCGATCCCCAGTCGCGGCCCGAGCGCCTGGATGATCACCTCCAGCTTGGGCGGGTGAATCATCAACGGGCAGTTCACGAACCGGGACGCGACGTGCAGAAGTTGTTTCAAACGGCTTCCACCTTTCCTGATGCGGCGTCTTGCTCGACCTCGTCTTCGGTCATGCCCGCGTTGCGCCCCGTGAGGATCTTCCGACCGTCGGAGTCGTAGGAGAGGCCCAGCCGATCGGCACGGTCGTTGTCGGCATGCTGCTCGGCGTCGATCACCGTGGCGTCGTAGCCTTGCGCCGCGCATTCGATCGAGCGGGTCGACAGACCATCGCGAATCGCGCGCTCGGCGGCCTTCATGTCTTTCTCCGGATCGACCCACGGCCAGCCCGGCGTCACCCACTGCGCTTCTTCAAACGGCGCGGGGTCCTGGTCGTATGCGTTCAGCAACTCGACGCCGAACACCATCGCAAGCATCGCCTCACGCAGCCAGCGGCGATAGATCGGGTGGCAGACTTGGTAGATAAAGACCGAATACTGGAACTGCTCGCACTTGCGGCGAAACTCCAGCAGCCCCGCGCGGATCGACGAGTAGTTGATCCCAGAAAGGTCGCCGCTGATCTGGTACTCCGCCAGACCGGCGCCGCTCGCGAACGCCTGCAAGCACGACCGCACGAAGGCTTTGTAATCCCCGCTGTCCTTGACCTCGGCGAACTGCACCTCTTCGCCGAAACCCAGCACCGGAAACGTGCCCGGCTCCAACTTGGAGATCTGCGTCCCCGGGTCGGCGGCCCCGGTCGATGTCTGGTCCGGAGCCATCACCGGGTTGTCCGGGCTCACCTGCTTGATGAAGCCAGTGATCATGGCCGAGATCTTCTTGCGAACGATCTCGGCGTCCGTGTACTGCTCCAACTCGTAGAGCTTCGCCAGCACCGTCGTCAGCCACGGCTGGCCCCTGAACTGTCCGGCGCGGATCGGCTTGTAGACGTGCAGCACATCGCTCGCCGGCACACGCTCCACCTGCAGCGCCTCGAGCGGATAGAACATCGTCTCGCCCGGATGCGCCCGCCAAAAGTGGTATGCCGCACGACGCCCGTCCGGCCGGAACTCCACTCCGCAGCGCACGCGGTTCGCCTCCGGCACGTCCGGTGTCGGCTGGTTGCGCCACAACGGCAACTGCTCGGCCTCAATCAACTGCAACTGAAGCGGGACGGACAAGCCTTCCTTCGGCGAGCGTGGCCGGAAGCGGACGAAGCACTCGCCGGCCTCCATCACTTCGCGGGCGATGATCATCTGCTGGCCGTAGAAGTCCGTCTGGCCCGACGCCGGATTCCGCGGGTCGTACTCGACATCCGATTCCCGGATCCATCGCGCCCACTTCTGCCGGATCAGTTCACGAACCTGCTCGTCCGGGTGCTGCGGGATGAGCCGGATGCCGCGCCCGATCGCGTTCGCCACATACGAATCCACGGCGCCCGCCGCCCACGCGCTGTTGCGGATCGCGTCGCGGTTGCGGGTCAGCAGCTCCAGCCCGTGCGAGAACAGGAGCGTGTTCAGCCCGAGGTAGCTCGGGTTCCAGGCGTAGCCGCGCCGCCCCTTGCCAGCCGCGTCGAAGGGCGTCGCCCCCATCGCATGGCGCCGCACCGGCACGGATGGCGGCTCGTGGCCGGCGGCCCGCGCCAGCGACATCAGAGTTTCAATGGGCAATTTGGTTTACCGGCCCCAGCCCGAGTCCGTGTAGATGCGCACCTGCCGGACCTGCTGCGGCCCGTTCTGCTGCGCGATGTCGTTCAGGATCAGATTGCGGAGCTTGATGTAGTCGTCGATTGTGTCAAACTCGAAGTCGCGATCCTGAAAGCGGATGCGTTTGGCGCCCTGCTTCCGCGCGGCGTCGAGGGCATCGAGATCGGACTGACTGAACGGCATTAAGAGATCCCCAGATGTGAGCGGCGCGCGAGCGGCTGACGCAACGTGCCAAGGCGGTACGTTATGCTTTGGTGATGGTCGACCCGACAGAGGAGATGAATCAGTGCGAGTACCTGTTCCTCGCTGAGATTCAACAGCCCGACTACCACTCGTTGCGCCTTGTTGTCGAGGAGGGCCGGCCGGCAGGAGAAAGCGGCCCGCTTGAGATAGCTGGTGCAGTCATATCCGGTTGTACGCGCATAGACGTGACCGAAGCGAGCCGATCTTTCGAACTGCTCTGGGACAGCTATGTCGCATACGCCGTCCTGAATGAGTCGTTCGCAGCGGCAGCAGAGGCTGATGAGTGCTATTCGGGAAAGCTGTTCCGCGTGTACTCAAAATCGCACTTCATTGACTACGTGTCGCGGGCGACCTTTGCCACGGCCGAATACCCTGGACCAACCTTCCATTACGAGATCGCCTGCCAAGATCACGTCATTGAAATCATCTCCCTCAAGAACCCAGTTGTCCGACGAGTACGGTGAGCGCCCACATACGGCGCCTAAATCTCCAACTTGAAGCGAACCCGGTTCCGCGGCTGCCCGTTCGACGCCTTCTTCTGTTGAGCTTTTTCAGCCGTCGCTGGCGGCCGCGCCACGCGCCGTTCCAACTCGGTCCAGTGCTTCTCTTGGAAGCGATCAATCCCGATGCGGCCCGCAGCAGCGCGGGCGTAGACGCGGCAGTCGAGTGCTTCGTTGCGCTCGCGCATCTTCTGCCACTCGTGCCGCCGGTAGCCCTTCACTAACTTCGTGACGAGTTGCTCGGCGGTGACCTGCTTGAAGTACTCGTCGCTGTACTTCGGGAAATGGCAGTAACCAGCCGGGAAGGCCACGCCCGTCTCGAGATCCTCGTCCGTGGGCCGCTCCAGGCGCAGCCAGCGGTACAGTTCTTCCTTGGCCATACCGGAGTTCACCGGCCAGACGCGGATGCCGCGCTTGATCCTGGCGCCGAGCGGCCCCACATCGACTGGCGACGCCGCACCCAGCAATGCCGGCGCACGCGAGTCGCCCTTGACCACCAACACGCGGCCGCCCTGGCGACGTGCCCATTGGTAGACTTCGGTGGTTGCGAAGCCCGAGTCCACCGCCAGTTGCAGGATCGGCAGCTCGATTCCGCTCGCCGCCACATACGTCTCGTTCAACAGGCCGGTCAGCTTCTCCCAGACTGGCGCGCGCGACGTGTCGCCTTCGAACACCCGGTAGTCAACCGACCACGACTCCTTGCCGCGCCCCCACGCCACGATCTCAACTTCGATGCGGTCCTTCTGCACGTCCGCGCCCGCCGTCAGGAACAGACCGCCAGGCGGGACGACGCCGATCTTGTAGGCTTCGCGGCGGTCGTACAGCTTCTGCCAGTCCGGAGCCTCGCCGAGCAGTGTCCATGTCTCGCCCAGTACCGTGTTGACGAAGACTTGCAGCAAGGACGAGTTCTTCTGCGCCTGCTCGAACTGCTTGGCGGCATCCGACCACGCAAACCAGCCGACCGGCGAGTACAGACTCGACAGGTGAAAGCCAGCAGTGCGGCCGTCACCGACTGCTCCCTTGCGCCATTCGCCGCGCGGCAGCATCCATTGCTTCTGGTGGTTCTGAATCTCCTGGCCGCAGTGCTCGCAGGCGTAGACGACCTTCTCTGGAGCCCCCTTGGGCCAGCGCAGTTGCGCAAACTTCAGCACCTGAAACTCGCGGCACACCGGGCACGGCAGCCAGAAGTGGCGCTGGTCGCTCTCCTCCCACGCCGCCTCGATGCGGCTCATGCCGGTGATCTTCGGCGTCGAGCACAGGAAGACCTTGCGGCGCGCGAAGGTGCGCGTACGCGCCATGGCCAGGTTGACCGGGTCGCCTTCGCCCTCGACGTCGCCCGGGTACGCGTCCACCTCGTCGAGGAACAGGAACCGCGCGGCCATCGAGCGCAGGCCCACGGCCGAGTTCGCGCCCGTCATCACCAGCACGCCGCCAGGGAACTCTTTCGAGAGGACGGTATTTCCCGAGTCGCGCGAGCGCGGGCTCTGCACCAGCTCGCGCAACACGTCCGACTCCTCGATCAGCGGGTCCACGCGTTGCTTCGAGTTGCGCTTCGCCATCTCGACCGTAGGCTGCACGGCCATCATCGGCCCCGGCGCCTGGTGGATGATGTAGCCGATCCAGTTGTTTCCGCACTCGGTACCACCGATCTGCGCGCCCTTCATGAAGACCACGCGCTCGACAATCGACGACGGCGAGAGCGAGTCCATGATCTCGCGCAAGTACGGCGTGCGATCCGTGCGCCACGGCCCCGGCTCGGCCGAAGCGCGCTGCGACAGTTTGCGATACTTGTCCGCCCACTGTGAGATCGTCAGCAGCGGGTCCGGCCGCACTCCGGCCGCCGCCGCCGCAAAGTAGATCTCCTCAGCGGTGGGCGGCATCCGCGAACTCCTCCAGGAAACTGCGCACCTCGGCCATCAGGATGCCGTGGACCTTTTCGAGACTCATCGATTCGGGATTGATCCCGGCCACCCGCAACGCCTCACGAAACTCGGCCAGCAGCGCGCCGACCACACGGTCCGGCATGTTCAGCAGCCGGTCCCGGAACATCCGGAACAGATTGAAGGCGGCGATCGAAACCTCGTCGGCCTTGACCAGCTTCTTGATTCGCTCTTCGTAATCGAGCTTGACCAGGCGCGCTTCGTAGTTGGCGATGATCGCCCGCGCCATCGCGTAATCGAGGCCACCGCTGGCCGGTTCCGGCCGGGACGTCTCAGCACGCGGCACCTTGGCTGCTGCCGGCGTGCTTCGCCTCACCTTCGGGCCCGTGTTGCGTGCCCACTCGGCGTCAGCGCGCTCGGGCTCGATCTTGCCGTCCGTGGTGGTGTGAATACGGCCGGATTCGATGGCCTTCTGCACCGCCTTGAGCGTGACGCCGCGATGCTTGGCATACGCCCGCAGGCTCAGCGCAGTCATGGAATCTTTTCTCTGGAAACTCGCACTTCGGAGTTGCTATTCCGGCCCCGCGAAGCGATGTATGTCATCGATGCCACGGACCACCAAGACCACCAAACAGACCGCCGCCGCCTGCCCCTCGGCTTGCTATGCCGAGCGCTACGCCGAGTGCCAGGACTTGCTGAAGCGAATCGTCAACGCCGTCGAGCAGCACAAGCAAGAGCAGGCCGCCGAGCCTGCCAACTGGGGCCACGCGGGAGACCTGGGCCACGTCAGCGAGCAACTGGCCTACGTCCTAGCCGCCCTGGGCGACCGCAGCGCCGTGGATCAGAAAGGACTCGATTACTAACCATGACCACCTTTACCATCGACACCGACAACAACATCACGGCCTTCGCCAGCGCCACTCAGGCGCCCGAGGGCCAACCCCGCTTCACCACCGAGAAGGAGTTCGCCAAGCTCTCGGCCGAGTGGCCCATCACCCGCTTCGCCGAGGTCTGGAACGCCTTCGCCGGCGTGGTGCCCTTCAACACGCTGAAGCCGGTCAAGAAGTTCATGGACCGCAAGACGGCGGTCAGCCGGATCTGGAAAGCCATCCGGGCCCTGACGCCGACGCCCGCGCCCCAGGCGGCCACGGTTGCGCCGAAAGAGGCTAAGGCGACCAAGGCCGCCACCAGCCACGACGGCGCGCCCACCGCGCGCGAGGGCAGCAAGAAGGCGATCGTCCTCGGTATGCTCAAGCAGCCGGGTGGCGCAACGCTTGCCGACATCATGGTCGCAACTGGCTGGCAAGCTCACTCGGTTCGCGGCTTCATCTCCGGCAGCCTCTCCAAGAAGATGGGGCTCAAGGTCGAATCGATGAAGCGCGAGGACGGCACTCGTAGTTACCGCATCGCGTAGCCGCCCACGAAACCGCCGTCGGGCTCAAGACCCGGCGGCGTTTCCGTTCTGCTGCCGTTACTACGTTTGCCATAATGAGTTCGAAGCGAATATGGCGACAGGTACGAGCCTCGACTTGATCCACCCTGGTGAAATCCTGCTGGAGGATTTCATGAAGCCTCTGCACCTCAGCATCAATCAACTGGCGCGAGACGTGGATGTTCCGCCGAACCGGATCAGCGCTATCGTCAACGGGACAAGGGCTATCACCGCCGACTCCGCGCTGCGCCTCGGAACTTACTTCGGCGTCTCACCTGAAACCTGGCTTGGCCTTCAAGTGGACTACGATCTGCGCATTGCCATGAGAAAGCACGGAGACGAGATCAAACGTCGCGTTCGAACCCGAAGGCTTATCTGACTACCGAGTATTCCGGCCAACTTCCCTCCTGACTTCATCGGTGATCGCTCGAATCCGTTCCTGCAGGTTCTCGTCGCGCAACCGGCACTCGGCGGTGCGGACGTAAGTGCCGTTAATGCGTAGAATGATCCGGTTCTCCAGTTCGGCCAGTTCCTTCCTCACTTCGGCCAGCAAGGCTCGGTTCTGCAGGCTCACGTATGTCGCGATGAGACCTGAGACGAGCGCGATCGATGGGACAACAAGTCGGACCACGTAGTCTTCCATGGCAATCGTTCGAGGATCCACAGCTCAGCGGACCAATCGGAAAGCGCCAGGCAAAGGCCCTGCACGTCAGGGTTGCCTGCGCAAAGCTCGGCTTCAATCACCGCCAGTTCCTGGCGGCAGCGTGCGATTCAAGATGTCACGCCCAGCCGCTCCGCCGCCAGGTCCTTGAAGGCGCGGCCGTCCGCCTCCAGCACAGCACTCTTGCCGCTGTGCTCCTGCCAGCGCCGGATGATCACGTCGCAGTAGCCGGGCTCCATTTCAATGAGACGCGCCTGACGGCCAGCGCGCTCGCAAGCGATCAGCGTCGTGCCGGACCCGCCGAAGGGATCGAGCACGGTGTCGCGCGTCTTGCTGGAGTTGCGCAGGGCGCGATCCACCAATTCCACAGGCTTCATCGTCGGGTGGAGATCATTCGCTATCGGCTTCTTGATGAACCACACGTCGCCCTGGTCGCGGGCGCCGCACCAGAAGTGGTCCGTGCCTTCCTTCCACCCGTAGAGAATCGGCTCGTACTGGCGCTGGTAATCGGCGCGCCCCATGGTGAACGTGTTCTTGGCCCAGATCACGAATGTGGACCAGTGGCCGCCCGCCTCGGTGAACGCGCGGTAGAGCGTGTGCAACTCGGATGACGACATGCAAACGTAGATTGCGCCCTTGGTGACGGCGATCAGGTTCGTGCAGGCATCGCGAAGGAACTGCTCGAAGCCGTCGCCAAGATTGTCGTTCGCAATCTTGCGATGTTTGCTGCGCAGCTTGTCCTTCATCGTCGCGCCGTAGTTCACGTTGTACGGCGGGTCGGTGAAGACCATGTCGGCGAGGCCGCCGGCCAGCACGCGCTCGATGGCTTCCATCTGTGTTGCGTCGCCGCACAGCAGCCGGTGGTCGCCCAGCACCCACACATCGCCGGGCACCGTGACGGCGGATTCCGGCAACTCGGGCGCGGCGTCTTCGTCGGTCTGCCCCTCGGCCACCGGCTCGGGCTCGCGCAGCAGTTCTTCGATCTCTTCGTCCGAGAAGCCGACGATGTCGATATCGAAGCCGTCCTCCTGCAGCGCTTCCAGCTCAACACGCAGCATCTCCTCGTCCCAGCCGGCGTTCAGCGCCAGCCGGTTGTCGGCGAGGACAAGAGCGCGCCGCTGCGCTTCGTTCAGATGATCCAGGACGATGACCGGGACCTCGGTCATGCCGAGCTTCCGGGCGGCCAGCAGGCGGGCGTGGCCGGCGATGACGATCCCATCCGCGCCGGCGAGAATCGGATTGGTCCACCCGAACTCGGCGATGGACGCCGCGATCTGCGCGACCTGGTCGTCCGTGTGCGTGCGCGCATTCCGGGCGTAGGGAATGAGCTTCTCGACCGGCCACGTCACCACCTGCAGGTTGGTCATGCGGTTTGCGTTTGAGTGGACTTCTGGAAGATGCCGAGCGCGTTGAGCATTTTGACGATGCTCGCAACCATCGACACAACGACGGTGGCCAGCTTGTCCCACGAGAACGACGTGGTCAGCTCAGCCGAAGCGTCGTAAGCCTGCCTGACGACGTCAAGCACGAGGTCCAGTTTCTTCTGCCCTTGCCCGGGCAGCGGGATGGCGGCCTCAACGGCTTGTACGGCGTTGAGAATGATGGGGAACAGTTTGAGGATGATCGTGAGTTTGTTCATGGGTGTGGTCTCTGTGAAAAGGAGCGGGCGGCCCATGCTCAGCGCACAAGCCGCCCGGATGCAAGCAAAGCAACTACGCAGCAGTCTTCGGCTGCGCCTGGTTCACCGTGTCGGCGATCGCCGTGGTGGCCGTGGCGAGTGCCTGGACAATCTGCTGCAGCGTCGCGAGCACCGGCGTGATGGTCGCATCGACCTGCTTGGCCACTGCGGCTGCCACGGTCTGCGCGTCGACGCCGACGCCGGCCGCGCTCACGTCCGTGGCGCGATTGGCGGGCACGGAACCTGCGGTCAGGTTCATGCCAGCGCCGCTGGCCACGGGATTCCAGAAGGAATCGTTCGCCAGGTTGTTGAGCTCGATGCTGCGCTTGCCCACCATGTTGGCGGTCTCGACGGCGTTTTGCAGAGCCTGCGAAGCGATCTGGTTCAGCCGCGTGGTCTCGATGAGCGACTGGCGCGCGGCCTGCACGTCCAGGTCCTGGTACACGTCGTAGGTGCGCTTAATGTTGGCGTAGGTCACCCGCTGGTTCTCGTTGTGGGTGGCGCCGCCGGTGGCGTTGGCGTTCTTGAAAGATTCATCCGTCCCGGTTTCGAACTCGCGTTCGCCCTGGTTCGGAGTGGCTACTTCGGGCATGCTGATGGTCTCCTTGTGGTTTGGAATTGAACTGCGTCAGAACTTGCGCCGTGCTGCTGCGACTTCGCTGAACCGTTCGCCGGTCTCCGCAAGCACGGGCTCGACTTCGGCGAGGTGCTCGATGCGGCGCAGAATCACGTCGCAATACGCCGGCGAAATCTCGCACCCGTAACCGACACGGCCCAGCACGTGGGCGGCCGCCATCGTTGTGCCGCTGCCGAGAAATGGATCGAAGACGATGTCGCCAACATCCGAGAACGCCTTGATGAAGAACTCGACCAGCGCTCGCGGGAACGGCGCCGAGTGTGCGCCCTGTCCGCTTTCTGACTTGACCTCGATGACGTTACTCGGCCGCGCGATGCCTTCGTAACGACCGTCGTCATCGGTCGAACCGCGCGGCCCAGTCCCGAGAAGCCCGCTGCCGGAGCGCGATTTCGGATTGTCCGGAGAGTAGTCGAAGCAGTCTTCCGAGGTATGTCCGACCGCTTTCGGTCGGAACTTGATCGTGCAGTTGAGGCAGAAGTGGAAGACAGGTTCCCAGGCGTTCTTGAAGCGGTTGTTCCAGCCGCCCGGCACGCCGTTGTCGGTCTTGCGCCAGCAGAACTCGTCGACGAAGCGCCAGCCCCACTGCCGACGGTGCGCCAGCACGAGATCCTTCACGTAGAGACTGCGCTCGCCGTCCTCGGCATGCTCCTTGATGTTCAAAAGGTACGAGCCGTCCGCAGCCAGAATCGTCTGGATGTTGGCGGCAACATCGCGATACCACGCGACGTACTCGTCCGGTGGCATCGGTTTGAAGCCACTCGCGGCATCATATTCGCGCTGCGTGGCATAGGGCGGCGAAGTGATCGCGACATTCGCCAGCGAGCCGTCGAACAGGCGAGCCAGTACGCCGTGATCGCGGCAGTCGCCGCAGATCAGGCGGTGCTTTCCGATTAACCAGACATCACCCGGCCGTGTAATCGGCTCAGCGGGTGGGTCTTCAACCGTGTCCTCGACCGCTTCAGCCGCAGGTGCGGGCGCTTCTTCCTCCGGGAGCAGCCGCGCCAGATCGTCTTCGGAAAACCCGAGCAAGTCCAACGGCAATTCCGTGGCTTGTAGCTCGGCCAACTCGGCCGCGAGCGCCTCTTCATCCCATCCGGCGTTGTCACTGATCCGGTTGTCGGCCAGGATGTAGGCGCGCTTCTGTGTCTCGCTGAGGTGGTCGAGCACAACCACCGGCACTTCCGTCAGGCCCAGCTTGCGTGCTGCCAGCAGTCGCCCATGTCCTGCGATGATTCCGGCGTCGGTATCGACCAACACCGGGTTGTTGAAGCCGAACTCGGCGATGCTGGCGGCAATTTGAGCCACCTGCTCATCCGAGTGCGTCCGCGCATTGCGGGCGTACGGGACCAGCCGCTCCACC